TCTCGACGTCCTTCTCAAGTCGCTGGGCTTCCTGGAGAAGCGTGTCCGAATCGCTGACCCGACCGCGCTCCGCACCGGCTACCCCGACAAGATTGTCGCCGCACTATACACCTCAATGGACGTCCTCCTGAACGCGACCTACGGGGAAGGGTTCGGACTGACCACCGTCGAGGCTCAGATGTGTTCGACTCCGGTCATCACATCGAACTGGACGGCCAGCCAAGACCTCGTCTCTGAGGACTCGTGGAAGGTCGAGGGTCAATGGTTCTGGAACGAGAGCCAATCCGCAATCTGGAAGATTCCCTCAATCAGCCACATGGTCGAATCGCTGGAGGAAGCCTACGAGCGGAAAGGGACGAAGTCAGAGAAGTCTCGTGAGTTCGCTCTCCAGTTCGATGTCGAGAAGGTCTGGTTCGACCGTTGGATGCCGTACCTCCAGGAGCACTTCTCATGAAGCTCGAGGAACTGAGAAACATTCATCATGGGAAAACATTGTGGGTCCTCGGTTCCGGTTCGTCGGTCGGCTACCTCGACCCAAGGTTCTTCGACGACAAGATTGTGGTGGCCACGAACCTGATTGGTGAGCTCCTCAAGATTCCAACCTTCTACCTCTTCAGTCACTACCACTGGGTCATCGAACGACAACTCGACAACGAAGGAATCCTGGCGGCCGTCGTCCAGGAACCATGTTCGACTCGATGGTCACGACCCGGCCCGAACGGTGAGAAGGAATGGCAGGTTGTCCCAGAGGATGACCGCATCGTCTTGAATTACCCTGACCCGGCTGTCCCACCTGGCAACAACTTCGACCCGTTCACGACCGCTCACGACGACGCCATCGTCTTCGGCTCATCATCGGTCCACGGGTCAATCCACCTGGCCGCCATGATGGGAGCCCGCTACATCGTCCTCGTCGGGACAGACTGTGGCACCATCGACGACCAACACCGACTCCCCGGCTACTACTCCGGAGGAGACACACCCTGGAAGCTCTACGACCGAGACCTGATTGCCATGAAGCGATGGGTCAAGCAAACCTACGGGGCCGACACCTACTCGCTCAATCCCTTCGTGAACTTCAATCTCGAAGGCCACACCTTCAGAGGATGACCATGATTCCCAACATGATTGTTCCAGTCCTGAACCGACACGACCTTCTCCAACGGATGCTCGACTCCATCGACTACCCCATCCGGAAACTCATCATCATCGACAACGGCGAACCGGACATCAAGTTGACGATTCCTGATTGGTTCGAGGAGGCAACCTACACTCCGATTCCGTCGAACCTTGGTGTGGCCCCGTCATGGAATCTGGGAATCAAGTCGTTCCCTCATGACCCGAAGTGGCTGATTGTGTCGAACGATGTGGTGTGGAAGCCGGGAGCTCTTGAGGAGTTCTCTGAGGCTGGCCCGAACGAGCTGGTGTTGTGTGCCGGCTTCCCTCACTGGCAAGCGTTCTCGATTGGTGAAGGACCGATTGGTGACGTGGGATTGTTCGACGAGATGTTCGTCAGCGCGTACTTCGAGGACACGGACATGGCTCGGCGGCTGATTCATTCCGGTTGGCCGATTCGGAACATCAAGACGGACATCGCTCATGACAACTCGTCGACGCTGAAGGCCGATGCCACGATTCAGAAGATGAACTCGAAGTCCTTCTTGGTGAATCAGAAGTATCACTCGAGGAAGGAACAGAATGGTGATTACTCCGCTGGTGGTTGGTCGCTTCAGCGTCGACGAGAGCTTGGTTGGGGTTAGAGGGACTTGGCCCACGCCATGAGCGCATCCTCCTGGTAGTTGTCGTTCTTCCGGAGGGCGACCTTGACCCCGTCGAGCAATCCGTCCCAGAGGTCTTCGAGGTAGAAGGTGTCGAGGCGTTCGGCTTCGTAGAGTCCGGCCTGATACCAGCCGAGCCAGTTGACGAAGATGGGTTCTTTGGTTCCGTCTGGCCAGACTAGGTGTGGCGTGAGTTTCCGTGGTCGGTTGTACTTGAGCATCCGTTCGAACTTGTAGAGTTCCCAGCGGTGCTCTGGTGTGATTGTCATGGGTTCCCTTCCTGGGCCCCGGCCGAAGCCGGGACCCTGTCGTCTTAGCGTCCGAGGAGTGCGTCGTAGCGAGCTTGCTCCTGCTTGCCGGCCTCAGTGTTCCGGAGCCACATTGACTCGACCGCGGAACGAACCTCGCGAATCTTCAGGTTCTTGGTGTCGTGGGAGCTGATTCCGAAGCGGGTGCGCCAAGCACTCTGGCGAGCTCGCTCACCCTGGAAACGGCTTGCGTTGAGGACGATGCGCTCTCCCATGTCGAACCATTCGCGGTCGAAATCAACGGAGACGGTGACGTACTCGAAGACTCCGCTGGCGCTGGTCCTCTCTTCAATGTGAATGTTCAGACCCTCGAGGGCTTGAGCGCGTTCTACGAGTGCTTGCTGGTCTTTGGTTAGCTTGGTCATGATGTTCATTCCTTCCTGTGTTGTGAACTTCATAACTAAGAAGATACAGATACACCGAAACAATGTCAACTCCATTTTGGAAAAAAAGTTCCTCGGCGTGTCGAGGGTAGAATGGAGGCGGAGGATTACATGGCAATCACTAACGGATACGCGACTCTGGCCGAGGTCAAGAGCTACCTCAGAATCCCAGAATCAGACACCATCGACGACGCCGGAATCGAATCGGCAATCAACGCGGCCAGCCGCGAGATTGACTCATTCACCGAGCGCGTCTTCTACAACGCTGGAACGGCAACACGAGTCTTCATGGCCGACGACGTCTTCACCGTCAACATCGACGACCTCATCTCCATCTCCTCCCTCAAGACCTCCTCCGACGGAACCGAGTTCGACGTCACCTGGAACCTCGCCACCGACGCCCAACTCGAACCCCTGAACGGTGTGGCCGGCGGAATCACCGGACACCCTTCCACTCGCATCCGAGCCATCGGCGACTACCTCTTCCCCCGCTACAACGCCAACAACGTCAACGCTAACCAAGCCGCCGTCCAAGTGACTGGTGTGTGGGGTTGGTCCGCTGTCCCTGACCAGATTGGCTATGCGACCGCAATCTACGCCCAGAGGCTCTGGAAGCGCCAGGAGGCACCGTTCGGAATCGCCGGCTTCGGAGAGATTGGTGTCATGCGAGTCAGCCGTCTCGACCCCGACGTATCCCAGCTCGTCCAGCCCTTCCGTAAGGTGAGAATGGCATGACCATCCAGGACATGAGGGCCGGGATTGTCGCGAACCTCGGCACCATCTCCGGTCTCCGCACCTCAGTCGACATCCCCGACAACCCGAACCCTCCGCAGGCTGTCGTCGGCCTCCAGTCCGTCATATACGACCAGGCCTTCCAGAACGGTCTCATCCTCTACAACTTCCAGGTGACGGTCCTCATTGGCCGCGCTTCGGACCGTTGGGCACAACGCCTAGCGGACACATACACCGACGTCGGCTCCGGCGGAATCAAAGGAGCAATCGAGTCGGACCCTACCCTCGGCGGTGCCGCTGTAGATTGCCGTGTCTCGGAGATGAGCAATCTTGGTACGGTATCATTGGGGGAGGTAATCTACCTGGCCGCGGACTTCACGGTCCAGGCGTATGGAACCCCGTAACAAGGAGAAACAACACACATGGCTAAGTTCATCGCAAAGGACTTCGACATCTCCATCGCAGGCTCGGACTTCAGCTCCTCCATCGCGGCCTGTACCCTGGACATCTCTGTCGAAGAACAAGACATCACCAGCTTCGGTGACAACTCACGTCGTCGCATCGGTGGCCTGAAGGACGGCTCGGTAACCTTCGACTTCCACCAGGACTTCGCATCCGGCTCGGTTGACGAGACCGTATGGAACAACCTCGGTGGCACCGTGGCAGTGGTCATCAAGCCCACCTCCAGCGCTGTGTCGAACTCGAACCCCTCATATTCCTTCAACGCCTTGGTCACTAGCGTCCAGCCATTCTCGAGTTCAGTCGGGGACCTGGCAACGCAGAGCTTGACCTGGGCAATCGACGGAGACGTTACACGCGGAACGGCGTAGTAGTTGTAGACTGATTCCATGAATCTGAACCTACTTCTCACATACACCGACGGCACCGAACGAACCATCACCGCTAAGGCGGCTGACTTCGTCGCGTTCGAAGCACACTTCGACATCAGCATCGCTCGACTCCAGGACAACATGAAGTTGACTCACCTCTTCTTCTTGGCTTGGAACATTGAGCGTCGCACTGGCGAGATTGCTAAGGACGTGGACTTCGACAAGTGGATTGACTCTGTCGACATGGTTCAGGCGGCCGACTCAAAAAAATAGAGCCCTTCGGGGAGTCCAGCTCTCATTGGCTAATCGCGACCATCGCGGTCGAGACTGGAATCTCTCCGACGGAGCTCATGAATCTTGAGCCTCGTATGCTGTGGTCCATAACCCGGTACATGGAGTTCAAGAATCAAGCTCAAGCCAATTCGGGTAAGAGTGGCAGGGGTCGGCGACGGTAGAATAGTCCAGAGGAGATTCCCTGTGGCCATACCCCAACCTTCATTCGACTTCGAGGACGTCCGGACGCTTGCCGTGACGTTGAAGAATGTTGACCCGTCTCTTCGGCGTACCTTGTATTCGGAGCTTCAGAGGAACGCGAAGCCGTTCTTGACTGAGATGAACTCGACGATGGCCGGGTTCCTGCCTAAGCTCCCGAGTGGTTTCACCTCACATGAGGGTCGCACCCAGTACAACCGTCCCATCGCTCGAGCTTCCACGAACCTTGGTGGCCGGAAGAACACCATCTTCCTGGTCCGTGTTTCGTCATACGAAAAGAACTCCAGCGAGGCCGGTTTCATGATTGCGGAGCTCGCCGGTTCTAAGAACAAGTACCGGGCAACGAACAAGAACGGCAACCCGAACCAACGTGGCCCTCACCTCATAAGCCAACTCGAAGAGAACCTTCCCCTGGTCGGCCCTGGTAAGGGTGGACGTATCGCGTTCCGTGCCTTCCTCGCCGTCCAGCCCGCGCTTCGCAATACCACGGACACAATCATTCAACGCTGGATTCTTGCTACCAACAAGGACTTGAAGAAGGGTCGGGTGCCACGCTAATGGCTCGTCAGAAGATTACGATTCCGGTCACATTCAAGTCGGATGCGACCGGCCTGAAGAACGCTGAAGGTGCGCTGAAGAAGTTCGGTGTGGCGGCTACGGCCGCGGCCAAGACCGCTGTGGTCGCTGTCGGTGCCATCACTGCCATCTCCATCCGTGAGTTCGCAAAGTTTGACGCCGCACTGAACAAGTCCATCGCCATCATGGGGGATGTCTCTGAGGCTATGCGGACGGATATGTCTGACGCGGCCCGCGAGGTTGCGAAGGCTACAACATTCTCCGCTGAGCAAGCGGCCGAGTCGTTCTTCTTCCTGGCCAGCGCCGGTCTTGATGCCGCCGCTTCTGTCAAAGCGATGCCGACTGTGGCGAAGTTCGCTCAGGCTGGAATGTTCGACATGGCGCTGGCCACGGACCTTCTGACTGACGCTCAGAGCGCTCTGGGCTTGACCATCCGTGATGACGCGGTCAAGAACATGGAGAACATGATTCGCGTCTCGGACGTGCTTGTGAAGGCCAACACGTTGGCCAACGCGACGGTCCAACAATTCTCCGAGGCTCTCACCAATAAGGCTGGTGCGGCGCTCAAGATTGTCAACAAGGACATCGAGGAAGGTGTCGCTGTTCTTGCCGCGTTCGCGGACCAGGGTATCAAGGGCGCTGACGCTGGTACCAAGTTCGGAATCGTGATGAGGGACCTTCAGACGAAGGCTCTCGCTAACGCTGGCGCTTTCGCTCAGATGAATATCGCTGTCTTCGATGCTGAAGGCAACATGAACAACCTCGGCGACATTGTTGGTGATGTCGAGGCGGCCTTGGATGGGATGTCTGACGCTCAGGCTAAGGCGACACTCCTGAACCTTGGGTTCGCTGACAAGTCGGTGTCCGCTCTCCAGGCTTTGCTCGGTTCTTCTGAAGCCATCAAGCAATATGAGGCTGACCTTCGTGATGCGGCTGGGACGACTCAGGAAATCTCTGAGAAGCAACTCGACACTCTCATCGCACAGTTCGGTCTCCTCAAGTCCGCTGTCGGGGACGTCGCCATTGAGATTGGTCAGGGCTTTGAGCCTGCCTTGAAGACACTCGCTGAGGACCTCCGAGAACTGGTCGAGGGTCAGGGCCCTGAGTTCGTCGACCTCTTCAGTGACGTGGATGATGCGCTGAAGCCACTCATCGAGAACACACCGGCACTGATTGAATCGCTCCTCCTGCCGTTGACGACATTCCTTGTGGACCTCTTCCTCATCATCATGGACATTGTCAATGCGGCGCTTCCTCCGCTGATTGACTTGTTCGATGCCTTGGCCCCACTCTTCACTGACCTTCTTCCGGTTCTCCGTGAACTCCTGGAGCCCCTCATGGTCCCGCTGACCGACGTCCTTCAGGTGTTGGCCGACAACCTGGGCCCGCTGGTCGACACTCTCGTCCCAGCCTTGGTGAACATCTTCACGATTCTTGGTGAGCCACTGGTGGACGTCCTCATCATCCTTCTCCGGTTGGTCGAGATTGCTCTGCCACCACTCATCTTCCTTCTGGAGCTCCTCATCCCCATCGTCGAGTTCGTGGCCATGATGTTCGCCGTGGTCCTTCACTACGCTTTCATGGCGTTCAGTTCTGACTTGGAGTCGATGGCGGACGGTATCAGCCGATTCGCT